GATCTCTACGTCGTTACCGCCGTATGGGCCGGTCGTGGACACCGGCAGCATCTTGTGCCACGCGCCTGCTGTTCCTGCATACATCAACGGCGAGAAGTAACGCTTCGACAGAGCGAAGCCGCCATCGGCAACCGTAAGCCAAATTTCGACGTTGGCCGAGAAGTTGGGGTTGGTGATAGTGCAGATGTCGATGGCACCGTCAACGGCAGACGGGACCGCAATCGAAAAGTTGTTGACGTTGAGTCCCAACACAGCCTTGGTCTGTACCGCAGTCAACACCTCGACGTTGCCCGCACCGACGGTGGCCCGCCCGAGGAAGGTGGCGCTGGCAACCTGCTCCAGCTTCCCCATCGTCACCACGTTGGGGTTAATCGTCGTGATCACGTTGCCAAGATCGGTCGTGACGTCGCCCAGCAGCGCCGGATGGCAGGAGTTGGGCAGGAATTGAAGAATCTGCACCGGCCCGGTGGAAGAGGCGATGCGCCCGAGGATGCGGTACTGCGGGATCGGCTCCAGCATCACCGCCGTGACCTTGCCCTCACCGATGCTCATCACCGTGGAGCCTAGCGGCGAGGTCACGTCGCCGCCGGTAAACGCAGGCAGCCGGGCGACCGGCACCGTACCTGCGGAGAGGTCGGTAGCGCTGCCCGAGAGAGCAATTGGCGCGAAGCCGTCGACATCCGCCGCCTGCAAATCCAGTATCGCCTTGACTTGCACAGGAGTGAGCGCCTCGGCGTTGCCGGTGCCCACCGAAATCCGGCCGACTATCTGGTTGGCGTTAAGCAGCTGGAACTTAGAGAAGCCCACCGCGTTGGCGGCAATGGCCATAGCCACCGTGCCAACGGCGCTGGTCACGTCGCCTGTGTGTGCAGGCATGCGCGTTGTAGGCACTGTGCCTGCTACCAGGTCAGTAGCGCTGCCAGACGTGGCAATCGTTGCCAAGCCAGTAACATCTGCCCCTGTAATCCCCAACACCGTCTTGGCCTGCGCCGCCGTCATCTCTTCGACGTTGCCCGAGCCCGCCGTAGCGCGACCGAGGAAGCGCGCCGTTGCAATCTGCGCCATCTTCGCCAGAGACACAGCGTTGGCGGCAATGGTCGTGGCCACCGTGCCAACGGCGCTGGTCACGTCGCCTGTGTGCGCAGGCATGCGCGTTGCGGGCACCGTGCCTGTGGTCAAATCGCTGGCACTGCCAGACGTGGCAATCGCCGCCAGGCCAGTGACATCAGCGCCAGTGATCCCCAGCACGGTCTTGGCTTGCGCTGCGGTCATCGCTTCGACGTTGCCCGAGCCAGCAGTGACGCGGCCAAGAAAAACCGAAGCAGCGACCTGTGCCATTTTCGCCAGCGACACTACGTTGTTGGCGATGGTGGTAACCGTCGATCCAGCAGGCTTGGTCACGTCGCCGGTGTGCGCCGGCAAGACCGCTGCAGGCAGCGTCGCAAGCACTTCGACGTTGCCCGTGGAAGCTGACGTGCGTCCAAGCACCGTGCTCGACGCCACCTGTGCCATTTGCCCCAGCGTCACCTTGTTCGCGCCGATGGCCGTCACACCAGAGCCAGCAGCGGTCGACACATCACCGCTCAACGCCGGCAACTGTGCCGTCGACAGCGTGCCGGTGAGGTCCCCCGCGTTGCCCGTCGTCGCCACCAAGGCCAAACCGGAGACATCCGACGCGGTGTAATTCAGCGCCGTCTTGACCTGCGCTGTCGTAAGCTCCTCGACATCGCCGCTCCCCGCTGTGATGCGCCCGAGGAACCGTGCCGTTGCGATCTGCACCATCTTCGCAAACGTCACGACGTTGGCCCCGATGGTAGCGACGAACGAGCCGGTGCCAGAGCCGGTGACGTCACCGGTCAGCATGATCGTCTGGTCGCCGGTGTTGGTGCCCGAGCTGGTGCCGCTGAAGGTGCCGTTCTGCGTGGCCAGCGTGCCGAGGCCAGAGACGTCGGTGTTGGTGATCTGCGTCCACTGCGCGGTGAGCGACACCGACTTCAGGAACTTGCCGCTGTGCCCGGTCTGGTTGGGCAGTATGCCATCTGCGTGGTAGTTTGCCGCGATAACGCGCAACTCGACCGCATCGCCGGTGGTGAACGACTGCGCCGTAGTGTTGTCGCTGCCGCGCGTCAGCCCGGTAAACGAGTCACCGCTGCGCGACGTGTACTTGACGATCTCGACCGCGCCGGAGCCGGCAGCGATCAGCGTGATGAACGCCTGCTCTCCTGCGGCGGGAGCAGGAAACTTCACGCCCTGTCCTGTCTGGACAGTGATTGTGGTACTGGCGGCGTTGATGTTGGCCGACAGCGTTGCGAATGCGTTGTTGGTGACGAGGGTGGTCATGCTGCCTCTTTCGCGTCGATGAAGAACACTTCGGCTTCAACAGCGATGCTGCCGTCGTCAACGGAAGCGGTGATATAGCTAACCGCGACATCGACTGCGACATCATAGACCACGACCTTGGATACACCAGCGTTGGCAAGCAACTGCGCCAACGAGTAAGTGCTTATAAATCCAAGGCCGCTGAATTGCAGCAACGCCGGCTGCGTCCTGAGCCCAACTGCGCCAGACAACGCCCCGTTCTGACCGAGACTTACGTTCGCCGCTCCCCCCAACAATACCGGCCTGCGCACCGTTCCAGTCGAGATAAGTTGCAGTGGCACATTGGCGCTGAAGCGAACGTCTTTGAACATCTCCACGTTCGACACAACCAACGTCAATGGCACATGACCTGCAAGCCACTTATCGTTTTGCCTTTGTAGATCAGCAGCGCTGAACACCTCCAGCACGGCCGCAGCGCCAGCCAGCGGCAGGTTGTTCTCGAACCCACCGCTGGTGGTAATGCGTGTGATGGAGTGACCATCGAGGTTGTGCACAGGTGCAGAACGCAGCGCGCCAATGCACTCAAACTGCACAGCGACGTCTGCCTTGAGGACGGTCGGCAGCTGCCCAGTAGCGCTGAAGGAAGCAATGTCGACAGTGCCGGCCAGGTTCTTCCCGACCCCAAGCGTTGCAGCAGCAGTGGCGGCGGAAATCGCTGTCGCTGCGACGTTCAGCGTGTTAGCCAGTCGCCCGGTGGTGACCAGCGCCAGCTGCACTGGTTCCGCTCTGGCCACGATGTCGACTCTGAGCGGGGCAACGACACTGATACTCAGCGGTGTAGGAAGAGAAAACAGCTTCCCGCTGATGCCTAAGTTGGCAACCGACGCTACGCTTATCGACGAAGCAGCAGTGAAACTGGAGTCGTGCACAAGGTTACCGCTTGTGCTGAACGACAACAGCGCGTCGATGCGCAGACCAAGGTCCAAGCTGCCGTAGCAGGCAAAGCTGAAGAGCAGATCGCCTTCAAGCAGCGCGCCGCCCGCGCCAACCAACTCGGAGTCCTGAGTGACCTTGATCAGCGCCGAAGCGGTAAGGTTGAGCGCCTTACCCAGTACCGGCTCAGCGGTGGTGACGCTGAGAGCGCTACTGCCGGCAAGCGTAGCGCCGAAGCGCGACAACGAACTGAAGCTGATGCCAGCAGTCGCGCTCAGCGCGACTGGCTGATTCTCGTTATAGCGCTTCTGTCCGTATTTGGAGTAGTTCCACACAGATCATGCCATCACGCCCGCGCTCTTTAGGCGATGGTGACGGTCAGCGCCGCCGCCGGGAACGTCACCGTGTCGCCGGCGTTGATGGTCTTGCTCGCCGACAGCGTGCCCCAGACCAGCTGGTTGCCAGCCGAGATCGCATCGAACACGGCGAAGTGCGTCACCAGGCCCCAACCCGCCGGCGTCGGCACCGGGAACGTGATCACGCCGTTGTTCGATGTGGTGCCCGAGGAGCCGCTAGAAGCGGCAGTCGTGCCCGCGCCCTGGGTGCCCGCCCAGTTGGTCAGCGACGACGTCACTGGAGCGCGCGCATAGGCGTTGCCGGACACTTCCACGCCACCGCCGGTGTCGCTCGGCGCTGACGTGAACAGGCCGACGTAGAGCGTCGCAGTCGACGGCGCGGCCTGACCACGGAACAGCTGGTCGACGAGTTTGTTTTCGAGGTAGTCACTGGCGTTGGACATGGTGTTCTCCGTTAGGCGAATTCGGCGCGAAGCTGGAACTTCAATACGTCATAGATGGTCTGCGTTTCCCCGGAAAAATCAATCTCGATTTCGCCTTCATAGGACCCCGGCGGGACATCCAGCGTCGTTCCTGGAAAGCTGAACTGCACCACCCCATCCGCGCCGCCGTTGGGCTTGGTGCAAATGAGCGTGGCCAGCACCGTGGTGCTACCGGCGGCGCGAAAATACACGCGCACGATGTTGGTGACCCCACTGACGTTGATCGGCTCGCCGGTGTTAACGTCGGTCAGCGTCAAGCGCACATAGGGCCGGTTGTCACCGGTGACCAGCGGAATCTTGACCAGCGTGCCCATCAGTAAATCCTCCGCAGCCGCACGCTGGTGTTGGCCTGAACCTGCCCTTCGGAGACGTGACTGCGCACGTTCGCCTTGTCCGCAGTGAACTGGCGTGTATACGCCATCGCCATCTGCAAATTGGTGAACGGCTCGTTGGGTATCTGCATCAGCTTGGCTGCCGCGCCACGAACGATTGGCTCGACGTGGCGCTCCAGCATCAGCTCGTCGGTGCCGGTCGAAGACCGCGTCGGAACGTAGGCGATGATGCCGGTCATCGCGTTCGACTCGCTCACGTCCGGGCAGGGGTACAGCGTCACCACGTCCGGCGTGTGCTGCGTGTAGAGGTTCGGCGCGCCGCGCGCTCGTCTCCAGTCGCTACCGCCGGTGTTGACGAGGTAGCCGAGGCTCCTGCGCTCGATCAGCCGCCCTTTGAAGTACAGCGACAGCACCTGCGCCAGCCGTGTGTTCTTCGGCACGTCGATGTCGTAATCCGCGACGTTGGCCTCGGTGGCAAATGCGTCGAGGCCGATCTGCAGGCACAGCGAGTCGCGCGCGAAGTCGATGCAGGCATTGCGCAGCGCCTGCACCGCCACTGGCTCCGATGCGTTCGGCACCAGCGGCAGCAGGTAGGGCAGGAACCGGTCGTAGGGAACAGTGGCCACGGTGTCCTACTTCGGCCGTGGGATGTTGGGGTTGTACCCGCCCAGGTTCGTGTTGGTTGGGCTGGACACGGTCTCGGCTGCGACCTTGCCGCCGAGCTGCGCCGTCCACATGCCGAGGTACGCCTTCGCCTGCTCAGCATTGGCCGCGTACTCCGCGTCCTTGCTGTAGGCGCGGAACATGACGTAGTTCAGCAGCGCAGGCGCATAGATGGAATCGAGCGTGATGGTGCCGCCCTGCGTCGCGTCGGTCGGCGCTGCTACGTAGATCGCATCGACGTAGCCGAACCCGGTCGCTGGCTGCGGCGGGTAGACGTAGAACGTCTTCGGATCGAGCATCGAGTAGACATAGTGCTTGACCACGGCGTTGGCGAGCGCCGTAGTGTGCCAGTCGGGAATCTGGGTGTCGAGGATTTCCCGGCTGACCAGCCGTATGGAGTTGCCGATGATGTCACCGGTGGTGCCGGCGTTGCGCACGATGTCGATCAGCGACACCGCGTCGTCAGGCAGAGTCTGCTTGGTGCCGGGAACCAGCTGCAGTTTTTCGTTTCTGACGAACGCGTTCGGCTTTGTCGCCGCGATCTCTAGCTGACCGTCGTTGAGCCACTGCACCAGCTCCGGCAGCGGCCAGCGAACGTGCGTGGGGTCCTGCAACAGCACCGTTGCGCGATCCAGCAGCGCATCGACTAGATACGTAGCCATGTCAGCTGCTCCAAAGGAATGTCAGGGGGCGCATCATCTGCGCCCCCCGATTCTACGCCGACAGTACGCCGATCAACCGGCGACCTGCATCAGCGCCACACCTTCGGGCTTGACCACCTTGCGGCCGTAGATCACCAGCCCGCGCACCAGCTGACCGAAGTCGGTCGGGTTCGGCAGCGCTTCGGTCTTGTTGATCTGCGAGGCGAAGGTCCACGCCGACTTGTGTCCGGCGTACACCGCGTGGCGCTTGAGCGCGCTCGATACCACGCCGCCGCTGTAGTCCTGGCCCGCCGCCGCCTTCGGCAGCAGGTTGGACACGTAGACGTCGAAGCGGTCGATGCGCCCGATGCGCCCGTTGCGCAGGATCGACGTCGAGTCGCCCATGAACTGCGCCTGCGCCAGGTTGGAGTTCATCAGCAGCTGGCGCTCGTACGGCGTGATGATCAGGAAGCGGTCCGTCTCCGGCACGTTCTGCTCGTCGAGGATCGACGCCATCGCGGTGATCTGCGCCAGGATGGTGGCCGAGGTCAGCGCCACCGGCGCGAGATCGGTGCCGAGGTTGTACCCTGCCGAGATGGCACCCGCCGTCGCGCCGACGTTAGCCGCCGCGCAGCCGGTGACCACTGCCTTCAGGCAGTCCGTGTCGACGGCGATCTTGATCTGGTTCGCGGCGTCGGTCGTGAACAGGTCCATCAGGTTCGGCTGCGCCTGGTACTCCAGCACGTCGTTGACGTTGACGCCGAAGTACAGCCCCTGGTCGATCTGCAGCTCGATGGTGTTCGGCGTCGGCACGTCGTAGGTCAGCGGGGTGCCGATGACGTACGCGCGGATGGCGATGCTCGGGATGTTGTTGATGATCACCTTGTCGCCCTGCGACTTGATGTCACCTTCCCAGTTGGTGTTGCTGACGTCGGCGAAGGTCGAGGCGGCGTAGAACTTGACGTTCAGCTTGCTCGACCAGACGGTCGGGATGAACGTGCCCGAGTACGACGGCGTCGTCGCGTACGCGCCTGCTACTGGATAGACTGCTGCCGGAGTGACGGTTGCCATGCTGCGATGCTCCTTTCAGGAGCCGCGCGTCATGGCCGTAGTCGGCCCTCCATCAGCGCGGCGTTCAACTCGTTTTCGATCTGCGTGGCTTCGGCGTACTGGCCCTGCTTGTTCAGCCGGACCACTCGCATCGACTCCTGCTCGTACTCAGCGGACGTGAAGACCCGCTTCGCATCGGTAGGGACCGGTGCTGCCGAGGCCGCGCGCGGCGGCGATACTTGGCGAGACAAGGCGGCACGGGCGGGCGGGGCAGGGCGGGGGGTAGGCGAGGGCTGCTTCGACCCATGCGCGGCGAAGAAGGCCGTGAAGACCTCTGCGGCGCGCTCGGCGTTGAATTCCCCGGCAGCATCGACCAGCACGTCGTTCCAGGTGAACGTGGCTCCAGGCATCCGGGACGCCAGCCACTGCTGACACTCCGGCGTCGCCTGCACCTGTTCCCAGTTCGGCACGGCAGTCTCCAGCTTGGCGAAGAACCCTTCGCGGCTGGTCTGCTGCTGAGTCTGCTGCACTTCTCCCACTTGCTGCTTGACCTGGGTCTCCAGCGCTGCGATGCGACCGATGTACTGCGCCTCGCGCGCGCCGAACTCCTCACGCGCTACGCGCCGTGCCATGTCGATCAGATCGCTGCCGAAGGCTTCCGTGTCCTGCTCGGTGACCAGTGCCGTAGGGGCTGCCGGAGGAGTTTCCCGCTGCTTGGCTTGCACCAGCTCGGCGAGTTGATCCTTGAGAGTGGCGACCTGCGCGTGCAGGTTGCGCGTCTCCTGAGCGAACATCCCTTGCAGGGTGCGGTAGCGCTGCTCCCACTGCTGGGCGTCGGACGGCGGCTCCGGTGGTGCTGGAGTCGGGCTGGCGGGGGCACTGACCGGCGGGGTCGGCGCGACTTCGGGTGGAGTCTCGGGAGTTCCGGCATTTGCAGCTTCGCCCACTTCAACTGCTGCGACTTGCTGCTTGTCGAACTCGGCAATGGCTTCAGCCTGCCGCTGGACCTGCTTGGGTAGCGCCATGTGTCCTTCTCGCCTTTCCCCGTTGCGGGGTTTGGGCCGTTCGTTTACGAGCGAAACGCTTCCAACAACTCTGCCAGCAGTGCCGCCTTGCCTTGCAGGCGTGGCAGCTGCTCTACCGGCGCGGTCATCAGCAGG